ATACAAGCAAATGCAGTGGCGCTCGTTGCAACGACCCGCGAGAGCGTAGACGGATCAAGTGAAACTTGCCCGCCGATGGAACGCAGGATCGCCGCGTCAATGCCGCCGGAACGGGTATCGCTGCCAATCAGTTCCGAACCGCGTGTGAGGAGGTAGCGTGTGCCGTTTGGCGCACGGGAATCACCGTCCCTCTTTGGCGTATTCGGTTGGAACAATCCCCGCAGACGGTTGAACAAAGCGCCCCCTAAAAAGTAAAAACGCGCTTTGTGGGCGCGTTGAGAAAAACTTGATTATGCATAGTCACATTCATCTGCCTCAATTATACGGACCGTGTCAAGTGGATTTCGGTTACGGCGTTCCCATAATCGCAAACATCGGTAGATGACTCACATCGTCATTCACGGGCATATGCCGCGCCTCGAAGGGCAGCCTCACCCTGTCCCGCGCAATCGCCACATACTCAGCCGATTGATCGCCGCAGATGTAGCGCCGCTTCGTGTTCCGCGCCGCTAATGCCGTTGTCCCGCTCCCCACGAACGGATCGAACACCACCGCCCCTATCGGGGTTGTCAGTTCGATAAGCCGCGTCCACATCTTGACGGGCTTCATGGTGGCGTGCTGATGTCCCCCGCCGAACGTTGCCAGATTTTCCGGTAAAAATGACCACACATTGGTAAAGTTGACGTACTCAGGTGAGCGATTAGATTCCTTTATCAAGTATTGATAAGCATAAGATTCGTGATGGGAGTCGCCACGATGTTTTGCAGTCTGGGGTTCACCGCGCCGAATAGATAGCTGTAGATTTGCGATGTGCCTTGCTAACGCCGCAATGCTGTAAGCATCGACCAAAAGACCCGGCAATTTTACGTCGCTATAGAGACCTTTGGTCTGGTGATATTTCGCTTCCCCCTTCGAGTAAATGAACAGTTCCTCGTGCGAACGATTGAGTTCCAACATGGTTGTCGTTGTTTTTCGCTTGATCCACGCAATATGATCCTTATAGCGTAATCCGGTGGCGCGAAGCGCAACTAACCAATCAATCATCATCGGCATTTGGGTTGTAAAGGCGCAAAACCCCTTCGGCTTCAAAACGCGCTCGACCTCGTTGAGAAACGGGAGTATCTCAATAGGTTGATCCCACTTGTCAATTCCCATCCCATACGGAGGATCGAACAGCACGGCGTCAACCGACTCATTGGGCAGCAGCGCACACAATTCCATTGCATCAATGACGTGTATACGATTCATCAGCACATGATCAAATAAGTAGGGTCGCATCATCGGTGTCGTCATCGTGCCAGCATCCCCTTCACTGACGCCTCTCGTACCATCTCACCGAACACGCGATCATTGTACGGTTGCACAAAGTCGCGCAGATCAATCCGACCACGCCGCCACAATTCATACGCCGAGTCGCCCATCTGCGCCCGTTGCCGTTCTTCCGGCAACCCCCCAAACCACGCCTCGCCCGTCCGCACATCACGCGGACGCCCCTTCACCACGCTAATCGACGTACACCTGCCCGCATGGTGATCATTAATCCGCTCACCAATCGGCAGCCGCGTCCCATGCAGCGCCACGCACGCCATACACGTCCGCGAATCCAGCGCCGCAATTCTAATTTGTTCCGTCAAAATATCAGCATTAGCGACCCGTTGCAGTACCGCCGCATCCCGATAGCTCTGCAATTGAACCGTCCGCATCAGCGTATTCGCTTGCGCCACGCTGAACCCCTCGGTCATCTGCCTGATCAATTTCGCCGTTTGCAGCGGATTCCACCCCGCCACAATCCCGCGTATCGCTTGGTTTTGTACCGTCCCCAAAACCACGCCGGGATACCGGCGCATTTCCTCAGCCCACCCCGGCGAATTGACATACCCCACCAGCGCATTGACCGCCTCCGGGTCTGGCGTATTCCACTGCACGCCAATCACCGCCAATTGCTGATCGTTAATGCCCGGTATCGCCAGTTCCCGCACGAGCCGCCGCGCCGCCTCAATCCCCGCCCGTTGCGCCTCAGCCGCGCCCACATCAATCCGCGCCGCATTCCGCCGCAATTCCGGTTCGAGGTCAGCCAGCAGCGCCCGCAGCACCGGGTTATCCGGTTTAAGCCGTTCGCCCGCCGCCGCCAATCGCGCCGCCTCAGCGTCTAATTCCGCTAGTCGCTGTTTAATCAGCCCCGTCCCCACCGACGACCCGATAGATCGCAGCGTTGCGCGGGTCGCCCGTTCATAGCCGCGATCCAGCAGCAGCCTTGTCAAATCGCCTATTCGGTTCGTCGGTTGTGTCACCATTCCAATCTTTCTCCCCTCTCCTGCTCTTGGGAGAGGGGTCGGGGGTGAGGCGTCTTTGCTCGTCGTCGTCGGTGAGGCTTCTTTGCTCCCCGTCGGTGAGGCGTCTTTGCTCCCCGTCGGTGAGGCGTCTTTGCTCCCCTCTCCCCTGGGAGAGGGGTCGGGGGTGAGGCGTCTTTACTCGTCGTCGGTGAGGCGTCTTTTATTAAGCCGTGAGTGCGGCAGGCCCGCGCACGATCTTGAGATTAATTTTCAGGGTAGATTTCGCCACACCGAGGATCACCGGGTAATGCCCAGACGCCAGATCCCCAACAGGCGCAATCCCGCCCGCCGTCGCGCTGAGGACATACACACCGTCGTCGGCAGCCGCGCTCAAGCTGAGTGTCCCGCCCGGCGTGAAATCATCGTCCTCATACACATACGTGAGCGGCTGCCCACTTGCCACGCTTTGCAGCGCAATCCCCACTACGTTCGCCGTCGCAGCGCTGGCATTTGCATCCGCCAGTTTCAGCACCTGCGAGGCGCTGCCGTCTGCATACAACACTTGCCCGGCGAGGATCGTCGCGCCCGCCGTCCCCCCCCCTAGTTTGGCATTCGCCCCCTTCAGGACGCTTCCCGGTGTAATAACAATATCTGTCATAATTCTTATTCCCTCTCTATCCGTCGATACGTTGCTGTCAGCCTACCCCGCTCCCCCCCCATTAACGCGCCGGAATCAAAAAGGCGCTGCAATCGCACCGCCTCACTTTTCATAATCCGCTTTCTATATCCCGTCTCGCCCGTCTCCCCTGTCTCCCCTGTCTCCCCTCTCCTGCTTTTGGGAGAGGGGTCGGGGGTGAGGCGTCTTTGCTCGTCGTCGGTGAGGCTTCTCTACTCCCCTCTCCTGCTTTTGGGAGAGGGGTCGGGGGTGAGGCGTCTTTGCTCGTCGTCGGTGAGGCTTCTCTACTCCCCTCTCCTGCTTTTGGGAGAGGGGTCGGGGGTGAGGCGTCTTTCCCCACGTCGGGGGTGAGGCGTCTTTCCCCACGTCGGGGGTGAGGCGTCTTTCCCCACGTCGGGGGTGAGGCTACTCATCGTCAGTCGATTCATAATCCGGCGCTTCTGTTGCCAAACTATCCGCCCGATACGTATGCACCGCCGTCGCTGTAATCGCAGAGATACCAAACTCGCGCCGCTTCTCATTCAGCATCAGTTGATACCCCGCCCGCGCCGTGCCGTTACTCACTTTGAGCCAGTCGGCTTGAAAATCCGGCTGACTCAATTTCAGGATGATAAATTTCAGCCCGGCGATCACCGCCGGCTTCCACGTCGTTTCCTCAGCGATCATCATGGCGATTTCTTCATCGCTCAAAAATGATTCCGCCGATACGGTCTGCCCCGTGTGAAATCTCACTCGCGTCAAATCGGTTGGCGTCGCTGAGGGGCTATACGTGAAAGTCATGGTTACGCCTCTACAAAAATCGTCACATCTAACGTTTGCGCCGGGTCGCCTTGTGCGATAGCCGCCGTCATGTACCCGTCGACGGGCTGCCGATCATACCACCCGGTCAAACCCGCCCCCGTTGGGCCATCACCCAGCACACGCGGATAATACCACCCCGACGACGTGACATTTGTGAGTGTCAGCACCGCCAGAGCGGGGGTGACAATCGAGATCGTGATGTCAGTCGTCGCCGCTGGCGTCCCCGCTTGCGCCACATAGATCGCGTGGATTAGCCCGCTGATGATGTTGCTCGTCACCGTTGCCACCGCCGATCCCGCGCTCCCCGCAGCAACCGCTTGTGTCAGCTTATGCGCCCGGATTGCCATGATTTACGTGTCCGCCACCGGGTCAAGGATGCCCGACTTGTTCGCCGTATTGAGCGCGTAGTTTTCCGCCCCATAAGCCGATGCCAGCGCAACCGCCCCCGCCAGCGTGGTTACAGCCGCAGCGACACGATTGTCATACACAAATCCCGTCGATGCCGCCACCAGCAAAATCGCGCTCACTTGCGAAGTGCCGCCCGTTTGCAAAATCACATTCCGCGCAATTTCGCAGTTCACCACCGCCGTTGTCGCATTGATCGCCGCGCACGTTGCGCCGTTTTGCAGCGCAAGGATGAACGTGTTATCGATGATGCGGGCGTTGTCCGTCCCCACCAGTTGTATCCACAGTTGAGCCGCAGCCGCCGCCGTCGCTTGATAGTGATAACAATTCTTCACCGTCAAGTAATCCGCCGCCGCCGTCGTCAACAAAAACTGAATCGTCTGGAAGGTTGCTGTCTCAAAGTGTTCGATGCTGTCCAGCGTCACATAAGCCGCAGTGACATGGAACATCTTGACCACTTCATCAATCGTCGATGTGACGCGCAGGTTCGCCACCGTGATATTCGCCGCGCTGATCGCAAACGTTGCCGCCGCTGCGCTAAACGATAGCGTTGGACGATTCGTCCCGTTGCCCATCCCGATAATGCTGATCCCCGCTACATCTGCGGCGATCCCCGCCGCCGCGCTGACCGTCTCAGCATGACCGGGCATCACGAAGATGATGTCGCCCTTATTCGCGCTACACAGACCGATGGCGTAATCAATCGTCGCCAGCGGTCTTGACGGCTCTGTGCCGCCATAACTATTCAATCCCGTGCCGCTGTGAACGAAGAACACGCTGCCCGTTGTCAGCAGCCCGCCCGTTCCCGGCAAAACGGGCATTCCGAAGCTGCTCACCCCGTTCGGGAACTTTGTGAGATTGGTCATAGAAACCTCTTTCTTGTAGGGACGAGGCACGCCTCGTCCTTCAATTTGACTCCCTCCCCAAATGGGGAGGGGGTTAAGGGGTGAGGCTAACTAGCTAGGGTTGCTGCCCGCAGCCCAGCGCCAATCGCGCCACCCGTAGCTGTAACGCATCCGTGCGTTGAAGAATGCAAACGCACGCTTTTCCACGCGATCCAACACCACATCCATCGGGATACGGTTGAACCACTTGAGGTTCTGCTTGCGCTTGATGCTGTCCACCATGAACCACGCATTCGAGTCGGTCAAATAATGATCGACCTCCACCTTCCAGCGCCCGCGCTGGGCGTTGATCGCGTTGTTCCCGCTCGTCGGGTCAAGAATCGACTGCGCGATAATCAGCGCATCGTCTTCCAGTCCCGGCGGCACGATCAGCGTATCCGGCGTCACGGCGATCAGGTTGCCCTTGTCGTCTTTGAACGCTTGCATTGCCTCGCGGATCGTCCGCACGTTGTCACGGGTCAGCGCCAGCGCGAAATTGTTATCTTGCACGCCGCTGACTTCGGGTCCGTTGGGGTGAGAATCGCTGAAAAGCGCCACGCCGTCCGCGCCCAGAAACGCGCTGCTAAACCCGTTATTGAACACCGATGCGCGGTCAACTTCCCGCTTGAGCATGGCACTATCACCCAGCGCCCCAGCCGCATCCATGACCCCCGTGTATTGGTTGTCCTCGATCAGTTCCTGCTGAACAGGCAGTTCGAGCAGATACGTCGTATGAGTAAACGTCTTCTGATACCCCGCGCTCATATCAACGGTTGGCACAATGCCCGTTTTAGAATAGTGTTCCCACGCATCCGGGCTGACCGCGCCAATCGCCTTCATATGTTCGCTGGATTTGCTTGACCCCATCACGTCATACTGCATATCAAGCAGCGACGAACGCCGCCCCGCGCCCAAGAAAAACCATTCACGGATACCGGGTTCGAGCGCAGCCGCCCACCCTTCCTTGGTCATCACGCCGTCCGCAAACCAGCGGCGACGCTTACGCAGCGACACAGCGCCCGCCGCATTCTTGCGTCGAGTTGCCCGATTGCCGCCATCAAATTTGATTGCATCCGACGGTGCCATCACCGCCGCCGTTGAGACGAGTCCCGTCCCGATTACCATCATCACCAACAAGGTGATCAGGTGAATTGTTCGTTTGATCATGATATTTCCTCAGTCCCCTGATTCCGCGACTAGTGCGCTTGTTACTGCGCTTATTGCGCCTTGTTGTTGTGATGCTTGCCGACGTTGATCACGACCAGCGTTTCTTCCGTCGCTGTGCTTTCCGCATACACGACAAATTCTTTGCCAGAACTCGCCGCCACTGTTTGAGCGCCCGTCGCCCCTGCAATATCGAGCGTTGCGCCCTTCAAACGCGCCACCGCGTCATACACGCCATAGATCGCGTCAACATCAACGATCACCTTAAAGCGCGTGGTGCTGTCCGTCCCCGCTGCCGTTTCGAGAATGATCCCTAGCAGGTTGGTATCAGCAGCCGCCGCAAGGTCAATCTCACCGCTTTCAAGGTTCGCCAAATCGCCCTTCGTGAGCGTTTCGGTGTCCTTACATAAAATATCTTGAATGGTGGGCATTGCGCCGCTCACGCGCCCGCGATAGCGAAATCCCGCAGATGTATCGGTCATGATTACCTCTTCACTCTTGTTCGTCTGTCAACGTACCGGGCAGGATGCTATCCCCCCGGCACAGGCTTCGAGGCAATCCGCCGCAGCGGACGCCTCCCCAACTATTCCCCGCGCTGCTGAATCTCTTGCAGACGTTTGGCATAGACTTCAGGCGTCATATTCATCGCCCGCGCCACCGCCTTCTGTTCGTCTGTCAGTATGACCGCCCGCGTCCCACCTCCACCGCCCGCCCCCGCGTCGATGTCCGGCGCGGGCTTGACAGTCAGCAGTTCCCAACTGGCGTCTAGCCACTTGGATAAACTCTCTGGCGAATAATCAGTGGGGATCAAACTACGCATCCCTTCCTGTACCCGCGCAATCCGTGACGTATTCGCCTCACGGATCATCGTCTCCAGCGTTTTCGCCCGTTCCTCGTAAGGTTTCAAACCGTCGCGCTCGACCCTCAATTGCTCCGCCAGCGATTTAAAATTACCTTCCTCAGCCAAACGTTTCTGCTGTTCCTCTTGCGCCGTTTTCAACGCGATTCGACGTTGCGCGGCTTCGTCACGAAGATCGCGTATCGCCTTCTGCGCCCACCCCGGCAGGTCTTCAATGCGTCCCTCTTGTTGAGAGGGGTTCGTCAGTTGGGCATCCTGCCCCGCCGATTGCGTTGTTTCGTCAGGCATCAAGCCTTCTCCCTGTTTTCAGTCCTACGCTGATCATGCACTTTATTACTTGGTGTAACGCACATTCTATAACCCTACTTTGCAAACATTGGTAGATGGCTCACATCGTCATTCACGATCACCTGCCGCGCTTCAAAGGGCAGCCTCACCCTGTCCCGCGCCATCGCCACATACTCAGGCGATTGATCGCCGCAGATGTAGCGCCGCTTGCAATTCCGCGCCGCTAATGCCGTTGTCCCGCTCCCCACGAACGGGTCGAACACCACCGCCCCTATCGGGGTTGTCAGTTCGATAAGCCGCGTCCACATCTTGACGGGCTTCATGGTGGCGTGCTGATGCCCCCCGCCGAGCGTTGCCAGATTTTCCGGTAAAAATGACCACACATTGGTAAAATTGACGTACTCAGGTGAGCGCATAACTTCCTTCATCCATGAATGTCCTGCATGAGATTTGTGCTGGCTCTCGTCGCCACGACGTTTCATAGTCGGTGGTTCACCGCGCCGGATAGTTACATGTAGGTTCTCGATGTATGTGGCTACTGAGGCAATAGTGGCAGCATCGACCAAAAGTCCCGGCAGTTTCACGTCGGTGTATTTCCCTTTGGTTTGGTGATATTTCGACACCCCTTTCGTGTAAATGAACAGTTCCTCGTGCGAACGATTGATCTCCAACATACTTGTCGTTGTTTTTCGCTTGATCCACGCAATATGATCCTTATAGCGTAATCCGGTGGCGCGAAGCGCAACTAACCAATCAATCATCATCGGCATTTGGGTTGTAAAGGCGCAAAACCCCTTCGGCTT